CGCGCTGCTGTCGCCCGTGGCTGAACTCGCGCTGCTGTCGCCCGTGGCTAAACTCGCGCTTCTGTCGCCCGTGGCTGAACTCGCGCTGCTGTCGCCCGTGGCTAAACTCGCGCTTCTGTCGCCCGTGGCTGAACTCGCGCTGCTGTAGCCCGTGGCTAAACTCGCGCTGCTGTAGCCCGTGGCTAAACTCGCGCTTCTGTCGCCCGTGGCTAAACTCGCGCTTCTGTCGCCCGTGGCTAAACTCGCGCTTCTGTCGCCCGTGGCTGAACTCGCGCTGCTGTAGCCCGTGGCTGAACTCGCGCTGCTGTAGCCCGTGGCTGAAGTTCCGGTAGACGCAGAGGCGACAAGCGCCATTTGACCAGCGAGTACGAAAGCAGTTGCACTTTGCCACGTGCCGACGTGCCGGATCACGCATTGCTTGGCCTTGCACTTCCCGCCGAGGTCGATTACTTCTGCTGGCAGTGCGCCAAATATGATCCAAGTGGAAGACCAATCCGGGTCTTTCCCGTCGCCGATGTGTAAACCCCACGGCCAGCCGTGCAGGCCGTGGCCGCATTCGGCCTTGGCGTCCCAGTCGGGCGCTTCCACGGTAGCGCCTATTTCAAGCGGCCACCTAAAACCGTTATAGCTGGTGCCGTCTTTGCCGACGCACTTCACCAGCATCACTTCTCTGCCGTCGTGCGTCCATTGATGCGCCATAGCAAGCGCTTGTTTGTTTTCTGTTTGCTCCATTTATGCTGCCGCTCCTTTAGCCATCGCCCAGCCGCGTCTGCCCATCGCGCTTTTTTTGAATTTCCAAAAGTAGTTAATCATTCAAGCCTCAAAACGGCACATCGTCATCACTAATCGCGTCCTCGTGCGGCCTTGGCTCCTGCGGTGCGCTCTGCCGTGGCGCTGTCTCGTCCTTCTCTTTGCCCTCCACGATCATGCAGTCCTCGGCCACGATCTCCGTTCTCCAGACTTTCTGGCCGTCTTTGTTTTGGTAATTGCTGACAGACAAACGACCCTTGACCATCACACCCACGCCTCGAAGGAGCTTCGGCCCAAGCCAATCCTTCCCCCAGACGACAACGTTGAGCCACGTGGTTTCTTCCTTCCACTCGTTGCGCTCGTCCTTCCACTTGCGGGTAGTCGCTACCGAGAACTTGGTGACCGACTTGCCCGTTGGGGTGAAGGAGACCAAGGCATCTTTTCCCAAATGCCCCGCGATGAAAACCTGATTCATTGATGGCATCTAAACCTCCACCTGTTGTTTCTCGGCTGTCTCGACCTCACGGCAAAGCTGCTCAATAGCCTTCCGCGCTTGCTGCATCTCTGCCGCCGGCATCGGCTCCTGCAACTTGTCAAACATCGCCAGGGCAACCGCCTTGCGTTGGTTTTCGTCCAGATCGCGCCAATGCTTTGCGCCGGCCTTCGCGTCGTTGATGAGTGCAAGCTGTTGAAGGGATGCTGGCACTTCCCCGCCGCAATGCTGGATGAACCGCTCGTTTAGCTTGACCATGATGAAGTTCAGTTGCGGCACCTTCGCGGCCTTCACGATGGCCTCGAATTGTTCCCGCGTTGGTTCCTCTTCGGAGCTTGGCGTTGCCGCCGTCTCCTTCAACCGCCGCGCAATGACTTCTTTTCTGGCTTCTTCTGTCGTTGGCGTGTAGTTATCGGCTTGGCCCATCTCGTCCGAGGTATACAAGCCGCTCAACTCTTCCGGGAATGCCGCACGAAGCGCCAAGGCTTCCGCGCACTTGGCAAGCTGGTTCGCTGGCATCTTGCGCCACATGGAATTAGGCTTGCCTTCTCTGTCGGTTTGCAGATACTCCCGGTAAAGGGCGACTCGGCATGTGGGCTTGACGAAGCCGTGACGGTAAACCGACACACGCGCGGCCGCTGGCGCTTGATCCTTCAGCCACACGTCTACCCACTGCCCATCGTCCCCGCACCATTCCGGCGCGTCCTGCCCTGCGTAATGGCCCGTTCTTTGAGCCAGGGTTCGGAACCCGTCTATGCCCGTCTGAAACGTGATGGTTTCCCGGCGAAGCGTCGAGTCATACCGTTTCATGGCATAAATCTGCTTTGAAAATGGGTCGAGCTTCTTTGATTTGCAAACCTCGGCAAACAGCCGTAACTCTTCATCGCTGGCGCCCTTGCAAATCGTGTCTTTTAGAAGCTGTGTTTTTTCAGGAGTCCACTCAAACGATTGAACCTGTTGCTGTTGCTCCATTACTGCTAGTTCGCTGCTCACGCCTCTACCTCCTCTTGGGTTTCGGTCCACTTAAAGTTGATCCAATCGTAGGTATTGTTCGGAGACCTGACACCGTACTCCCACCCGTCCGGAATCTTTGCGTATGGCTCAATCTGTTTCACTTGCTCCCCCGTTTCACAATCTCCGCAACCTCAAGCCAATCCTGCGCTGCCTCTGTGTCATCGGTGCATCGTTCGCACTCAAAGAAGTGCCGCTCGAAGTGCGCTTGCAGCCACCCCGGCATAGTTCCCCGCGCGTACCATTCGGGGTAGCCGCACACTTGCGCGTTCAGGTGCACCAAACAAAACCAGATCGCCCTCATCTCTTCCCCCTCGCAAACCGCACCATGTCCACCGCACCCCCGGTCGCCGTGATAACGGCATTGCCCGCCAGCCAAATCACCAACACCGCCGCCACCGTCGCGGCAATCAGCACCGGAACGGGCAGCATTAGGAAATCGTCAAAGCTCATGCCGCCACCGCCAGCACTACGTCAGGTGCGCCAAGCTCGACGCGCATAACCGCGACATACCAATCCGGGTTCCAATTCCGCCAAAATGCCGTGAAATACACATACGGCATTGCTAGGTAGCCTTCAATCGGCTGCGGGCAGTCTGAGTACCAGATTTTCTCCCGCGTCACCTTAACGCGATTCCTAGCCGCCCAGCACGGCTTACAAACAACGGTGTTGGCTTCATCATCGCGGTAGCTGCCACCCGTCGCGCAATTCACACAGCAATCGGTGTGACACTCTGCGCTGACCGTCTCACGGCACTGCGGCATGTGCCCGAACTCTTCGCCGCGAACCTTGCAGGAGTCACAGATGTAGGCAAATGGGACCATCATCGGCACACCGCCACAACGCCACGAAGCTCGTCTACGGCTTGCTGTTGGCACGTCTCCAGGAGCTTCACGCACTCGCTACAGATCCGATCCGTAACAGGCCCGTCTGTCACCAGCTTGCTTGTCGCCTGGTCACATGGCTGTTCGCAGAGATCGCACCAGGTCACCGCGTCCACTGCGTTAAACGGCGCTGTGCTGTCAGTACTCGCGCCCATTGGAAAGTTGCTAATCATTGGTTTCTCCTCGTAGCCCCAAAGTCCTAACGAATTTCGCCCCGCGTTCGTCCCGTTTGGCTCAAGGACCGTGAGGACTTGGCCGATACGACAACTTCGGGTAGGGTTGATACAAGATCGGAAATCACGGCGAAGATGGTCTTTTTCGCCACGTGATGAGCAAACGCCTTGATCTTGTTTCGATCAGACTCAAAAGCCATGATCGTGACTAATTTCTCTGGTATACTTTTCTGTGCTTTTGTGTTTTTGCTGCTCACGTTTTCTAGATTAGTGGATAAGTAGATAGTTAGTCAATAGGGAGTTTTAAGAAAAGTGACTTTCTCCACCTAAGTTGTTGAAATGGCTACGCAAAAAAGTTTAAAAATTTCCCCGGCCGCCCATCGGCGCATGAAGCTCTTGAGTGCGGAGCTTGATTTTTCAGCGGATAAACTGATCGTCGAAGCATTGAACGCCTACGAAGTAACCCGTACCGGAGTAGTACGGGTAGGGGATATACAAGAGGGGGCGATACGAGATATAAAATCTTATGCGGATGCCCTACAGAAGATCGGGGCTATCGTGTCGGAGGCTTTAAATGCGGCAGAAACGCCCGATAACTGCGAAACGGTTGAAGGAACTCGTCAGGCTGTCAAACGAGTTGCAGCGCGCTTGGACAAGATTGGAGCGCGAGAAGACTAGAGTACTCGTCCAGCTTGCAGGCAGCCAGCAAGTCAACAAAAAGGCTTTGCTCAAGCTATTTAGACCGTGATAGACTGTTATTGGAATTTGCTCATCTGGACAATGAACAAGGGCGGCTGCGGGAAACTGCGCCGCCCGTTCCATTTTCACCGTCCTGAAAAAATCCACCGTTCCCACTTGTAGATTTATCCACCTTCGGTTATACTGGCCTTGTCCAGTGGCAGAGCATATTCTAAAACCGCTACCCATACCCCATCAGGTATCCGTGCGTTCGCTTTGTTGCTTGGCAGTAGCATAGGCGAAAGCCAATGCCGGGACGGAACTAACCCAGGTGAGGGGGCTCCCCTGTCTCGATAGGACCAATCGCTGTAGCGAAAGCCAAGCGTCAAACCAGGAGGGGGCGGAGATACCGGGGTCGCGTCCCCTAAGAGTCCAATTGGCGCGTGCGTTCGTTCCTATACGGGCATGACGAACCAGGGAGACAAGTAAGCTCTAGGAATATTTTTCCCAGGGTTAACTAGATCCCTGTACGAACGAAGCCTTCCAAGCATTAAGTTCTTAAGAGTCTTTAAGGGGTTTGTATGGAAAGAGAATACGCGTTAGAAGCTGCAAACATCAGAGCAATGCTTACCTCGATCAATCGCAGAGTCACCAACAAACAGCTAAAGTCTGTTGCAAAAATGACACGTAAAGTGAACCGTAAAATTGAGGCGTTCGCGGCTAAGATGTCGCTGGATTTGCCCTTGGTTTCGACTTTAGAGGGTAGTCAAGTTGATACCTTTAGGAGCCAGCTAAAGGCCGTGAAAGAGCGCGTAGAAAGCGTTTACGGCCCTAAGTGCAAAGCGAAGCGCGCCAAAGTCACGCGCCTTTGCAGAAAGCTGGAACTGGACACTTCGGCCACCACTTACCGTGAAGTGATTTTGCAGTTTGCGAACACTCCAGGACGGGAACGGTTGATGGTCTACAACGCCTACATGTCTTCAAACGCATGGGCAAAGGTTAAACGGCGCGTTCTTGCCGCGCGTGGAGCCATCTGCTCGACGTGCGGAAGCACTGCCAATATTCACGTTCACCATAAGACCTATGAGCGTCTTGGGGCTGAATTGGACGAAGATTTAGAGATACTGTGTAAGCCCTGCCACATGCAATTACACAGACGGAAGGCCAGCTAGGGCAGGAGAGGAGAGAGGATGACGATGGACGATTCGATGACTATTGCGCTGAACACGCAAGCGCTGGACCAAATTGCGGAATTGGAGAGGGAGAATGCCGAGCTAAAAAAGCGCATCGGGTGCTTGAACGCGGAGCTTCACGAAATGACGGAGGCATGGCGGGCGCAGACAGACATCATTCCTGAGCGGGATCGGTTGCGCGAGGAAGTGGACGCGCTTCGGAAGGACAAGGGTCTGCTGGACTGGCTAGAACAATTAGGGACCGAGGCCACGTTCCACCCCAGCACGAATGATCGAATCACATTTATTCCGGACGTGATGAAGGTGGAGTTGGACTCGCCAGAGTCGCCTTATCCTGGGGTGTGGACGGGTCGCACATTGCGCGATGCGGCCATGAAAGCGCGGGAGGCGCTGAAGTAAACCGTACCCACCTTACTAAAGTGGGGGTAGATTAAACCGATGGTAAGTCTTACAATCCAGTTATGAAAACACTAGTACTAGCTTTACTTGCAACCTTTTCGGCGTCGGCAACGGTGTTCACCACATCGTTCACACCCGACCCCAATCAATCAAACATTCTGTCGCTTGTGTCGCTCAGTGTGGATTTGCCATGGGCACAGTCAGCCGGCATCCAGACAGGCGCGGCGACAACGGTACAATTCACGCAACTAGACCCAGCGTTCCCCATGTACGCACTAGCCAGGGAAAATGATTTCGTGCGCCCATCGGCTGGTTTGCCGCGTGGGAAGTGCGGCAAGTGGTGTAAAAGAATCGAAGAACTTAAAAGGAGAGGCTGGTTTGTCGAGACGCAATGGCTTGACTGGCTGACTGAATAACCGGAATGCTCGCCACCGCTACACGCGCGTCCAATCCCCTGAGCATTTCGGGGTGTAGAGCAAATCACACCCCCGACCCCCTCTCTTTTCAGAGACGAGGATTTGCCTGCTTGCGTCCGGGTCAATTCCCCCTGGCCTGATTTGCATTCCAGTCTAACTATCCTCGGAATGCAGCTTAGTAAACTCTCGCCACTTCGCCACGATCAGCCAGCCTCTTCGCTATACGCTGCCCACCGATCTCACGCCAAATACGACGCTCGGCGGCAGTTAAGCCCGCTGGCTTCATTGTCAGTCCCTCCCGTTCTTTCTGTCAAGAGAGAATCTTCGCCTTTCCTTCATTTATTTTGCGTGGCGTGGTGTTTTTCTGTTGCTATTCAATCGGGCCGATTGTATGATTGAGACATGAAAGCAACCCCACTATCCAACGCAAACGGAATCAGCCAGTATTCAGTAAAGATCCTGGGCCTAACCGAAATCTTCACAGTTGTCCTGAATCGTCCTGGGCGCAAAGCGCGCTACACGGTGGTGGTGATATGAGCACCCCTCTTCCGGCAGTAGACGGCTACCAGTACGTGACGCCGTTTCACGGCTCATGGGATCTCGCCACGATCCCAGATGAGCTACTTTTTGCCGAGGCCGGCCGTCGCGCCAAGCTGAAGCAGAAGACAGAACGCGGCGGCGCCCCCAAGGGCAACCGAAATGCAGCCGCCAAGATCAAATCCGGGGATTTGGTCTATCACCGCACCAGGAAGCACCAAGGCGTGTTTAAGGGCAAAGTGGGGACATCAGACGCGATGGTGGAATTTGACGGGGAAGAGTATCAGGTGACGTACTCTTTGCTGGATCGGGTAGCCTCGCCCTGTGGAGAAGTGGTATCTCGTTAGGCTCATAACCTAAAGGCCGTCCGTTCAAATCGGACCAGGGCAACCAATACAAGCCTCAGCCTAACCGCTGGGGCTTTTTCATACCCACTCCCGCCTGTAATTTCTGTCTGAACAGAAAAATTCGTCATGCCTGTTGACACAGCCCGCTCACTAGGACTATAGTTTGTTCAGACGGGCAGCACGCGCAAGCCATGGACCCGTCTACCGCTCTTAGGCGCTTAAATGCTGCCACCTTCCCAGGTCCCTTTCAGTCCCTTCCTCTAAACCATGAAATTCAGCGTATTCTCCAGATCAGGCAAGCTGTTACGTGAGTGTCGCCAGCGTTCGGCCATGTCCTTAGTCAAACAGGGCAAGGCCGAGATGTGGGGCGTTAAGGGCGTCCGAATGCTCCTGGCGACGGACGAAGAAGTCAGCGCGGCACAGAAAGCCTGCGGTTACGACTCGACCAACGCCAACGGACGGACCTGGCACAGCCAGCAGCCCGCACCCAGCCTATTTCACCGCTGCCATGTAGCCGGGATGGTCTGGTCATGAACCAAACCGACAAATTCATACACGCCATGAAAAAACTACTATTCTTCCTACCCTTCGCCCTCTTGGTTGCCGTCGAGCGGCCATCTGAACGCATCCGCATCAAAGACATCGCCCCGCCTCCCGGCATGTGCATCTGCTCTGACGGCTCGGTACCATCCGGGCCTCACGGCGGATGTCCCAAAGGCACCCGCGATTGGTGTACCAATTCAACCAAGCGTCAGTAGTACCAACAGTGCTATCTAAAGTACGGCCAGTACCAGACATTGAGAATGCTTTGCCCATGCCATGCCTGAACCATCCGTTGACCCTCAAGGCTGGGAATTTATCGGGAAATTGCTCAATCCGACCGCGCTCATTGTCTCGATCTGGGCGGCGTATCGCGCCTCTCGTGAGCCAAACGAACACGCGACGAAAGAGAGAGACGACAAATTGGCCGCAATAGCGACCAAAATTGAACTCCATGACAAAGACATGGAGTATGTCAAGCGCGACCTGGGCGACGTCATGAAGCTGCAAAGGGATCAGACAACGATTCTTAGCCGCATCATGGCTTATTTCGAGGGCGGCACAAAGCGCCTGCCAACCGATCCACCGAGGCAATAATGATCGACATTATCGTTATCGTCACCACCTTCCAGAGCATCTGGAGCAATTTCTGGGGAGTTTAGTTTGAAACAGCTAATCGTCACCCGCCACCCGAACGGCAAGTATTCCTGCTTTTCACTGGCTGAGCCGATGCAGATTCCGAGCTCACAAAAGCAATTCGACTGCTCCGAGGGCGATCAGTGCCAGAAAATCGGCGGCTTGGTGTGGAGTGAGATTCAGATGGCGCCAGAATTACCGGAGAAATAGGTGACACAGATTATCGTCACCCGTTTGGACGACGGCCGTATCAACATTCAGCCCGTTGACGAGCCGTTGTACCCGCTGCCGAAATTCGGCGCGCTCTACGACTTCGACCCGCAATTCTACCCTGACGGCTTCGACGCCAGTCTTGGCAAAGAGTGCCGATTGCAGCTAATCCCCAACGCGGCCGCTACCCAAGATTCCGGCCACAGCCCCAGCGACGGCAACTAATGAAGCTCTTAGCCTTATTCCTGGCCGCCAGCATCACCCAAGCGGCGGAACACCCACGGCTCAAGCTCTGGGTAGCCTCAATCGCGGTCATGGCAGCGGGCACAACCGCAGACGCGATGACCAGTCACGGCCAGATCGAGGGTAACCCGCTATTGGCGACTCGGGGAACGTTCGGCGCAAAGGGTATCACCATCAAAGCGGCAGCCGTAGTCGGCATGGTGGCTCTGCAATGGCGAAGCAGGCACAACGCGCAAGCGGTCAAAGCCAGCATCTACACCAATTTCGCAACGGCGGCCATGTTCGGCGCGGTGGCTTCCATCAATGCGAGGCAGCAGTGAGCACCGTAATGGAGCTTTCGACAACGGCATTCTTCGGCGCTTTGCTTGGCTTCTGCATCCATGGCCTGCTACGCGCCTTGCTATTTCGCGCCGATCGATCGGCCTCAGCCGCCCTTCGCCGGGAATTGAAGATGTGGCAACAGGTAGCCATCAACCCGGGCGACATGTGGCGACGTCGGGCGCAAAGACTTTTCTAGAGAGGACATACTATGAGCACAACCCCAACACCCCAGCCGTCGAGCATCGCAACGGCTATCAGCGGCATTGAACAGCAAATCACCACTTGGGCACCGACCGCCATTCAAACGGCGCAGGCCGCCGCCGCAATCATTCACACCGAAGCCACCAGCCCCAACGATCCCGGCGCGACCAAGCTAGGTAAAACGCTCGGCCTGATCCTTCTCGGCGGGCAAGTCCTGACGGCAACGCAGAATCCAGCCTCGGTAGCGGGCGCGATCGGCGGATTGGTGACGCTCATCGGCAGCTTGGTCAAGGGCTTCAACGATGCGGGATTCTTCAGCCACAAGCCGAAAGCTGCAGCTACCCCAGTTACTGCAGTTCCGGCTACTGCAGCCGTCGCCTCTCAGTCTGCAGCTTCAGTTCCTGCAGATCCTGCAGCTACCCAGAAAGTCCCCTTCGCAGCCGAAACGCCAGCGCAGAAGCTCGGAACCATTTTAAGCCTCGGCCTTGTTCACGCGAAAGAACCCGTAACCGCTTCAACAGCAACCGCAACCCTACCCAAATGAAAGCCATTCTCCTCTCTCTGGCGCTCGGCGCGTCTCTGGCATTAGGGCAGTCGCCATGCACTAGCGCAATATGCCCGACTACTACCGTCCCCAGCGGCGTTTGCAGCGCCAACCAAGGCAAGTTGGTGGGACCAAGCGGCACCATCTACACGTGCCAGTCGGGGACATGGGCGGCGGTAGCTGGCGGCGGTGGTGGTGCGACCATCCCGGCTACTACAAACCTGATCTCAGGCAACGGCGCGGGGAATGGGGCGGATAGCGGGATTGCACCGAGCAGTTTGGTAACCCTTAACCCCACAGGACCCAATATCCCCACAGCAGGACTGTCTGCCGAATACGTGTATTCTTGGCCCAATTACGTCAAATACTCGCAGACTTTCAGCACCTCATCTTATTGGACAGTGACTCATTCTTCTGTTGCTGCTGCTGGCACGTGTTCGGTTTCCTGCACTGCCCCGGACGGCACCAACACGGGCAGCGAATTGGTGGAAGCGGCGTTTACAGGTGCTCACTATATTGCCCCGGGATCGACTTCTTTAGCTGCTCCTGGCGCGTCGTTTTCTCCAGGCGAAACTTTTACGCTATCCCTATACGGAAAGGCCAATACGCGCAATTGGTTCGCCCTAGAAGTAGATGACGGGTCTGCGTTTTCGATATCGTATTTTGATTTCCAGGCTTGCGTGACAGGTAACCTAACGGGCGGGTCGGGCGGGACTGCTTATGTTGTAGCCAGGAGTGCGACAACGGCTGCAAATGGCTGGTGTAGGGTGGCTATCACCTATACGGTGGCGACTTCGGCGCAAATCATCTTCGACATGGCTAGCGCCAACGGGACTATCAGTTACGCCGGGAATGGCACGAATAGCGTGCTGATTTGGGGTGCACAGGTGAACAGCGGGAGTGCAGTGAACACGTATGCCTCAACAACCGACTTGCTCACAATTTCCGACATCAGCGGGAACGCGAATAACGGAACCATCACAGGAACGCAAAGTACAGCCACGCCGAACACCTCGCCAGTGGGCTTGCGGCTAGTCCCTTACGCAAGTCAGTCCCAATACGTCACGATGCCCGCAGCGCTCACCGGGACGATGCAAACCGTAATCGTGGTAGCTGACGTGCCGCCGGAAAGCACCAACGCATACATTGATAAACCGTTCTTTGGGTCATCGGCGGCGCTTGGGCCAAAGATGCTCGTCACAAGCAATTGTGCGAATGGCGCGGGAGTCAACAACGCGAAAGCGAATGTGAGGGCGGCATGGTGGTTTGGCGCTTCCGGCACACCGGACACTACGGCGTGCTTGGCTATTTCTCAACCGCAACTGCCCACGGGGGCACAAATGGTTTCCGTCGTGATGGGGGCGGGAACGCAAGATCGAGTTTACGTAAATGGCGCCGAGTATGGATACTACAACTCTGGCAATATTCCGCCAACTTCATCGGCTGGCGTGAGTCGGGCGGGACTATCAGCCGCAACTCCAGAAATTGGAGCGGATAGCAGCATGGGTATTTATCTGGCCCAGGTGACAAGCACGGTCTACCCGGTAAACGTTTACTTCACGGCGGTTTACAACGTCCAAAAAACCGCTGAAGAGATCGCGCAGATTTACAACAATGTAAAAACATGGTTGGCGCAAACGAAGGGAGTGAGTTTGGGTCAATCGCCATTCAATACCTTGACAGGTAATCAATTAGTGTTCGACGGCGATTCCCAGACGGAGGGAAATTTTATACCCTCTAGCACCTACGCGGCGATCATCATAAACGGAACCTACCCAACAGCTAATACATTCACTACACAGCGCATTTTGGCAATCAGCGGTGGGGTGGCTGCGACTATTAGCAACAGGGGTCAGGCCGGTGGCTTGCCGTCTGTATATCAGCCGGGAAGCTCCCAAAACGTGTTTGTCGGCATGATCGGAGTCAACGACGTAAACAGTACAAGTGGATGCGGCCAGTTCACGACTACGGCGGCATGTGCAAATTACATACTTGGTCTCAATGCCAAAATGTTTGGCGCTTGGAAGGCGGCTGGCTTTAAAACGGTAGCCCTTCCGATGATTTCAGGCAATCCGGGTCCCGGGAATATTGTCGTCAACGCCAATCTAGCCTCGGTGACGACATTCATAAAACACGGCATGAGCACGGGCGCAAGTATCACCGTAGCGAATAGCGGAAACGCTTCCCTGAATGGCACGTACACCGTGACGGTAACGAGTCCGACAAGTTTCACCTTTACGACGTCGGGCGTGAGCGCCGGGACTTATTCGGCGGCAGCAACCACGATTACCAACGTCGTGATGTTCGACACGATCAAGGACGCCTTTAATGTCCTCCTGACTCAGCAACAGTGGCCCTGGGCTGATCAAATTGCCGATACATGCAGCGCCAATAACTACCTAGCTTCGGCAAATAGTGGGACCGCCTTTTCTTCTCTTTGTACGGACGGTGCGGCAAGAAGCAACAGTCAATGCGGAGGCGTTAGCTGTTGGCAGGAAAATTCAAGTGCAACTAACCTACATCCATCAGCGCAGGGGTATCTGCAAATGGTGCAGCAAGTACAAGCTGCGATCAACCGCACAGCACCGGTCAGCAATGCATCCGTGACATTCACCCCGGGCACTAACGTGACTTCGGCTACTTGTATTAGCTCGTCGTGCAACGCGCTCGGCGGAAGCGTGGAAATCGTCGGTGGGACAGCCACTACTGGCACTATTGCCACGGTCAATTACCCAGCGTTGACGGTAGCTCCAACCAGTTGCACGGTATCCGTAGACGGAGGCAGCACGTTCTTTGGAGTTGGGCACGGTACACCGACGACCACTTCATTTACAATCACATCCGCAGTCACGGTTTCAGGTGCCACGATTGATATTGACTGGATATGCAAGCAATAACTTAAATGACCCCCGCCCTCCAGACCGCAGCGGCGTCTCTCATCATGCAGATTGAGGGCGTCCGCCTCACAGGATACAGGGACACTGGCGGCGTGGTGACAATCGGCGTAGGCCACACCGGAAACGTGATCGAAGGTAGCCACGTGACGATAGCGCAAGCGATGGACCTCTTGAAGCAGGATTTAGCGCCGATCTTCGCAGCACTCGACAAGGCGGGAGTTACGACGTCGGGCAAGGTGCTAGCTTACGCCTCATTTGGCTTTAATTGCGGCGTTGGGGCTCTCGGCAAGGTGTTAGCGGGGCAGGATCGCATAGACAACCCACGGCACACGCGAGACGCCAGAGGCAATGTGTTGCCGGGCCTGTTGAGTCGCAGGAATTTGGAAGTAGCTTTGCTGGCTGTATGAGCGACCAAGACAAGAAGGCTGATGAGCGGCTGGTGGCCTGGGAGGGCGTCATCATCACGGCGATTGCGGCCTTGGTGGTGGTAGCGATGGTTTGGTTTGTGAGTGAGGCTATCGGGCAGTGACGCCAGAGCAGGAAGAGATTTTTTTCGATGCCTTGCTTGATGGGGCATCGGCGGTAGAAGCCACGATAGCGGCCGGAACTGACAAAAAGGCCATCTGGCGGCGACTGCAAAAGGATCGTCAGTTTCACTCGGCCTATTACGACGCCTGCAAGATCGGCGTAGAGAGCGACTTACACAAGGCCGAAGAGATGCTTGCCAAGGCCACACCCTACACGATTCACGTGGTGAGAGAGCGGGTGAACTGGATCAAGTGGAAGGTTGCCAAGCGTAACGCGCTCTACTCCGACAAGCCCCCGGCACAGGTGGACGAATCGGCCTCGAAGGGCATCAAGGTAACGGTGCGATCAGTGATTGACGAAAAAGGAGACGATGAATGCCTTATTCAGTAGGAACGGCAGCGGCGGTTTATCCGGGCGATGTGGCGACACTGGCAAGTGCGGAGACGGTGGCTAGTGGCTGGTTCAGCCAAGCCATGGCGCGAACTGCCATCACTGGCGCGGGTACAAAGAACATCACCTTCTCTTACAACTTCGCAGCGGCTCCCACGGCTACTGTCATCATTCAGGCGGCGATGAGCGACACTACCGCAGGATGGGCAGCGGCCAACACCGTTTACAGCGGCTCGAATCTTCAGAACGATACCTACACGGATGCGGGTTCGTCGCTGTTCTACCGCTTTGGCGTCCCTTCGTATTCCGCCGGCGGCACGTTCACCGGCATCGTTGGCGGCTAATGTGTGGCAAAAGTATCAGATGCCTTCGCGCTTGACATCGCCTTACAGCCTAAGCAGGAACAACTGCTACGGCTTATGCGTGCGACTGGGCCGAAGGTTGCTACCTGGATTGGTTTCGGTGGAGCCCGCGGCGGCGCCAAGACTGGCGGTATCCGGCGCGTCATGCTTCAGCGGCGATTCGAGAACCCCGGCACAACGGGTTTTATCATTCGTCGCAACTGGGGCGACATTGTTGAGACTTTCATCGAAAAGTACAAACTGGAGTTTCCGCAGATCAGTCAGTTTTACCACGATGGCCGGAAAGAGTTTCGTTTCCCGAATGGCTCACGCCTTGCGTTCAAGTATGGCGACACTCTCAAGGAAATTGAACAAGTCGCGCGCGGCCCGGAAGCCTTTGACCTGGCGATTGACCAAGCCGAACAGTTTACAGAGCAGCAGCTTATCTTGCTTCACACCCCTAACCGATGGCCTGGGGCGGCTCCTGGCGCGGTCAAAACCATTCTCGGCTTTAACCCTGGCGGCGCGGGCACTGCGTTCTTACGGCGCGTTTTCTGGCTCAAGCAATACCAAGGCAAAGAGCAGCCCCACGAGTACGCTTTCATTCAGGCTTACGGGTGGGATAACTACGAATGGTTCAGAGGCGAGTGCAACGTAGACGTAAAGACGTTCTACTCTCTGCCTTCAGAGAAACGCTTCGATCTCTTCATAAGCGAAACCTCGGAAGGCCGGAAAATGAACGCCTTACCGGAATATCTGAGGCTCGGAGAGCTTCTAGGACGGTTCGATAACTTTGCCGGTCAGTATTTCTCAGGCGTTTGGGATGAGTCAAAATGTGTTATCACTGCCTCCGACACGCAACGGATTGTACAGCCGTGGTGGAAGCACTGGACCTCGATGGACTGGGGTTTCAAGCATTGGGCTTGCCAGCACTGGTACGCAAGCGGCAAGCTCGGCCCCGATCAGCTTCGTGAATACTTTGGGACCATCTCGGATTACCCCTTGGATGTTGTCATTGTCAAGCGCGAACACGTGGCGCAAGGCGTTGGTGAGCCCGATTTGGCCCTTGAATGCGTGGCGCGAACGCCAGAAGACGAAATCAAGCAAATCAAGGCACACTTTCTTAGCCCTGACGCCTTCGCTAAACGGGGAAGTGCCCGAACCATTGCAGAACAGATGGATGAAGTCTTTACAATGCACGGCTTACCGAAAGCATGGCCCGCAGACGACGACAGAATTGGAGGATGGCGGTTCATGTATAACTGTTTCCGTCAAACTTGCCAAGTCATCGGAAAATCTGTTTCACGTGAAACCGCTTTATCTGGTTTTCCATTGCTCCTGATTAGTGCAAATTGCGTAGAAACAATCTCGGCCATTCCCATGCTTGTCCACGATCCAAAGAAAACAGAGGACGTTGAAAAGCAAGATACCGTAGCCGATGACGTGGCGGACTGCCTGAGATACGGCATCAAGAGCATGATGAATCCGCACCGGAAAGCACCTATTGAGGTTCGCCAAAAAGAAGTCTGGGATGTGACTCCGGGCGATGTGAACGCTAAAGTCATGGCCCTCAGGATCTTCAATGAGCGGGAAAAGAAAGTAACGACGCGGGTGAGGTCTCCATGGTAGAAGCATTCCTAAAATGGCTGGACAAGAGGTACGTTACCAAGGCCGAATACGAAAAGGAATTGGAAAAGCGCGTGCTGGAAATCAAAAAACTCTATGCCCAAATTGATGACTTATTTAAGGCCGAATACGAACGGTGCGAAAAGTCCATCTTCGACCTTGAGCAGAAACTTACCAAACAGCAGACCCAGCAGAAGCTAAACGAGCCTCCAAGAGTAGTCCGCACCAGAACATTTTCCGAGTTTGAAGAGCAAATGGCGCAGTTAGCCCAAGAATTGAGGACATCATGAGCACAATCGCAGACTTTGGCCGCAAGAAAGCGGCTCCACCAATGAAGACCAAGGGACCGGAGACGGCACCCACGCAACACGCCGACATGAAAGACAGCGAGACTCCGCAGGATATGGATGAGCTTTCGCTGTGCAATCACGGCGACGGTACCTGTAGCACATCAGACGGCGAGGAGCACGGCTCTATCCATGAAGGCATGGCTCACATGGCCGAAAAGATGGGTCACAAAGAGCTTGCCGACCACATCCGGGCGCACGAGTCCGGCGAACCCGCTGGCATGGCGAATGACAAATACAGCGACCATGCGGCCATGCGCGTAGGAATGTAGCCATGCCCTTCCTGAGTCGCCAGCAGCAGAAATGGGGCCACACCAAGGAAGGGGAGAAGGCTTTGGGCGGTCCTGCGAAGGTGGCCGAATGGGATTCAGTGACGCCGAAGAAGCTACCGTACAAAGTCCCAAACAAGGGCAAGCTCTCCAACCGATTCAAGGCAGCGAAATGAACCCCGAACAAGCCCCGCCCATGAGCGGTGAGCAAAAATTGGCATTCGTTGAGGCTCAGATTAGCGCGGGATCAACCGATATGCTTTGCCCTTACTGCGGTGCTCATAACGCCTTCGGTTCACAGTCGCTTTGCTGTGGCACGTTTGCCGACGCAGTGAACGCAGTCCTTGATCGCATCTCCACCCGCCAGCAGAAACAGCAGTTCGAGCGTATCGCAGAGCAAATCGACAAACGACCAGTAGTGATTCAATAATGGCAACCGCCACACTTCCAAATCCCGCAGAAATCGACGGCGCGAACGCTCCGCAGACGGAAGCCGAACAAAACGGCGCGTCTCAGCCCTACGGCGTTCGTAATATCGACATGCCCGAAACGCTGGTAAATGCGCTAAAGGGCTTGGCCGTCACGTTTCAGGCGCAGGAGCAGTTCGACAGACGGCAGGAAGTTCTACAGGACCGCAAACATCGCTTTTACCGGGATGGCTACCAATACATTTTTGAGGACCCTCGAACGGGATACTTCCAAGTGGGCGCCAGCGGCTCGACTTTCAACTATGGAAACAACACGAACTATGTTTGCCCGCCGCGGTTGAAGGTCTACAACATCTTTCAGCCGGCGCTCCGGGCTATCACGGCCGTTCTTAGTCAAACGCCAGCTTCCAGCGACTTTGTACCCAACTCCGTAGACCGTCCCGAGGACGTTGATGCGGCCGATCAAGCCGAAAAGTACCGCGCTATCTTCAAACGGCACAATTCCTGGAAGCAGCAGCAGCAAGAAGCTGTAAACATGATGGGCGTCTCGGGGCGAACGGTCCTATGGACGCGAACGGAAGCCGATGAACAGAAATTCGGCATCAACAAGCGCACCGGGAAACCGAATCAGCGCGAAATTCGCACGATTCACGGCACTTTAGAGACGAAATGCACGATTTACGCGCGAGAACTGAAAGACTGCCCGTATTTCTTCATTTTCGACGATCCAAACATCAATAACGCGCGCGCGCAGTACCCGGAGATTGCCGACAAGCTGCAAACGGGCATGGCGGGCATTGGCGAGAACAATTATGAGCGGTTTGCGCGTCTCGGAGTGCTGCAAGGCTCCCGGAGTGAAGCCAAAATCGGGGAAGCGCTCTCGCATTTGGTCACTCGCACTCATTTATGGTTGCGGCCGCAAGCATGGGCGGATAAATCGCTTGATACTCAGTTTGAGGGCGGCACGTGCCGGGACAAATTCAAAGAATTGTTTCCGCAAGGCGCGCACGTGGTCTTTGTGGGCGATGTGTTCGCGGGCGCGTGGGAAGAATGTCTTGACGATCACATAGCGGTGAAATGGCCCTACCCTGGCGACGGCATGTCAAAAATGCCGTTCATGAAACCAGCGGTACCGATTCAGGACGATTTCAACAATGACAACCGGATGTACAGGGATGTCAAAGAATACGGATGGCCGTCTCGCTGGTTCAAGGCCGAAACGGAAGACTTAGACGCCATTATTTCGCAGCGCGCGGAGCCTTACGCTTACCGTGAGGCTAAGGGCGTGCCGCAGAGTACGGCGGTAGAGTCGCTTTTCTATCAGGAGCCTGATCCAGAGATACCCCCAACACTGTTTCAGCACACCCAATGGATGCAGGGGGACTTGCTGCAATTCATTCTGGCGATTGTGCCGGCCATTCTGGGCGCGTCCATGGACGAAGCCGGAAAAACCGCCAGCGGTTACGCTCAGGCGCGGGCTACGGCCCTCGGCCAACTTGGAATCATCTGGGGCAACATCGTAGACCTGTTTGCGGAGTCCGATCGGCAAGCGGCTTTGTGCGCGGCGGTGAATCCTGACTATCTCGATGACGAACCAACGGTCGAATCGGAAGACGGCGTTACCAAGCTCTCAGTGGCCGATATCGCCAAGGGCAGCTTCCACGCGCACGTTGACGATGACTCCAGCTTCCCGGAATCGACCTCGGCCAAACGCTCTCAAGTGGGGCAACTGGTTACGATGGCGGTGCAAACTCCCGTAGGTGCTCAAATCTTCCAAAGTCCGAAAAACTGGGCCACGATTAACAGCTACATGGGCGTTCCTGAGTTGGAGTTTCCGCAGATCGAAGCCTACGAGAAGCAGGAACGGGAAATAGATTTACTCTTGCAGCAAGCCCCTATCCCTCCCGGCCCGGAAGAACTGGCGGCGGCAGGGCAGCAAGCGCAGATCCAACACGCGGCGGCGGCGATGGCGGCCAAAGCGCAGGGATTGCCGGAGCCTCCACCACCTCCACCACCGGACCCCTCGGCCATGCTCAAATCGAGCGTTCCGGTGGGCTTGTTCGACTTCCATCCGTTTGAGATCGAGTCTTGCCGCGATTACTTGAGCAGCGCGGCGGCGTATAAGCAGAAAACAGCCGGAAACGCGCAAGGGCTCTTGAATATCGAGCTTCACATCAAAGAGCACTTGCAAGCGGCTCAGGCTCTCGCTCAACTCATGGCACCCATGGCCCCGCCGATGCCTCCACCCGCGGCAGCCAAACCCGCAACACACGCACACCCGCCAGCGGCTAAAGCTGGCTTACCGCCTCCGGGCGGCGGTGGGCCAACCGTTTAAAGGAAAACATGGAAGACGTAGCAGTGATGGACGCGGCGGTAGAAGCCGCACCCGTTGAAACTCCCACAGAATCAGCCGTCGAAACTCCGACCGATGCGGCGACGGGCGGCGAACCGCAAGTAGACCAAGACGAAGCGGCGGTACAGGCGGCGAAAGCCCCGGTAAGCCTGCTGGACGGGCAAAAACTCAGCCCCCAGCTAAAGGCGCATTTGGATGGCCTCAAGGCGACTGATCCGGCTTTAGCGGCGGCACTCAAGCGCACGATTTACGAAAACAACGCCTTCAAACAGGCTATTCCGGGCGGCGTTAAGGAATATCAAGCCCTCAAAGGCGAGATCGAAAGCCTCGGCGGTCCAGTCGGGATCAAGCAAGCCATTGAAACGGCGGGGCAGTTCTCGAAGTTCGACGAGCTTTACACGGCTGGTGACCCCGCATTCGTCAAAGAATTGGTTCAGGGCGATCCGGTAGCCTTTCAGAAATTGGCCCCGGCGATGTTTGATGAGTTCGCGCGGCAGAATAACGCGGGATTCACTACCTACATTGCCAAGTGCATCACCTCCAACATGGCGGCGTCTGGATTCGACACTAACTTGCAATTGCTGGCGGCTCTCATGCCGACCGACAACCCGAAAGTGGTTGAAGCCTTTAATAACATCGTGGGCTACGTGCAGGGCTTGAAGGGCTTCGCACAGAAAGACATCGTTCCCGTTGAGAAGCAGCCCCAAGGCGGCACGGACAAAGAAGCCGAACTTGCGAGACGCGAACAAGAGCTAACCGTGAAGGAGTGGACTACGGCGGGCGTCCAGCAGCGGGCGCAAGTGTTTCAAGCCGAAATATCCAAGCTCACCAACGGGCAACCGTTGAGCAATGACGAGCGGGCGGCAGTCGGTACGCTGTTTGAGGCGAATTACAAACGCGCTCTCAGCGGCAAGCCTGGCTATGAGCAGACCGTTGACCGCTATCGGGCAGCGGGTGACCGTGAAGGGTACCTGAAGTACACCACATCGACATTTAAGGAATTGATGCCAGCCGCTTTACGGCAAGCGGTAGGCGTGGTTATGCGCTCGGCTAAGACGGGGAAACCCGCAGCAGCAGCAGCGCAGCCACAAGCAGCGGCCCCGGCCAAACCAGCGGCCCCCGCAGCCCCAGCAGGATTTCAGAGGGTGGGCAAAAGCCCCGATTCTGGAGAAATCAACTACCGCGTGACGGATGCGGACATGATCGCAAAACGTCAAGCGGTGCTCAAAGATGGCCGCAAGGTCACTTGGGCGTAGTTTCGTTTCGTTGAGTGGCACAGGTAGCGGGAAGCCTCAAACCGATAGCCTCTCAGCGAAACAGTTAGTTCATTCGGCTCTCAAGTGTAAAAGCACAGCAGCGCTCAAGCTGGCCTACGGGCAAATGAGCACACAGCGGGGCACTCAAAAAATTCAACTTTAGGAGTGTCTTTCTATGGCAAATACAGGCGCAGTTGTGTCCCAGGCAGTAGCGGCACAGCGTGAATATCTTCGGCCGGAACTCGAAAAATTGTTTCTGGCTTCCTCTCGGCTTTGGTCGGAAATCAAAACCCGCACTGATGTAACAGCCGTTTCTAACCGTCCGGCCCGCATTCCGTTCTTGGTGCAGGGTGGCGGTAAACCTCGCGTTGGTAACTTCGACGGCGGCGTTTTGGGCCAAGGCTCCAGCGTCACGGAAGTCCCCGGCGCTCTCTCTTGCGTCTCGCTCTTGAGCGCGTGGCAGTACTCGGCCCTTACCGAGTGGTCTACGAACTCTGACGAGAAGGCGATTGAAAATTACGTTGTCTTGACCCAGAAGGAAGCGACCAAAACCCACGCGGGCTTCATGGACGCGGCTTTTCAGGGCGACGGCTCGAACACGCTGGACAGCATTGTTAGCGTGAACGTGATAGGCTCCAACTGCTTAGGCGTTCACAACGCTAACCTCTTTGGTGACGGTTGGGACTTGGACGTGTGGTCTGCCCTTGGTGGCACCAATCGCGGTACGGTTACGGTCAACTTTGTTGACTCGGCTAACAACTGCATTTGGTTGACGGGCGCCGTCCCTGCTGGCACCACGGCGGGCGACTTGCTTCTCATCAACGGTTCGGCGGGTACCGCGGCCTCCGGGTTGTTTGGTTTGCAGTATTACCAGACCTCGGCCAACACCGGCACTTACATGAACATCGCGCGGTCCAGCTACCCTGGCCGCTTCTCGACTCCCTCCATTACCACATCGGGCGCTTTGACCCCGGCGCGTGTTCGCGCGTTGGCCGGCCAAATCAAGCTGGCGATGGGCATCGAAGAGTACCAGAAACAGGACTTGATGGTTCATTGCGGAGTAGACATGGAGGCAGCGTGGGAAAACAACGCTCTCCAAGTCCAGCGCATTGACGATTTCAAGGGCGGTAGCAATTCGCAAGACATGCTATCGAAGGAAGCCCCCAAGACGATTGGCGGGCGTCCGATGCTGGTGAACGAACGGGCCATCCCTGGCCGTCTCGATTGGCTGGCTCTCAAACATTGGTTCAAAATTGAAACCAAAAAGCTGGACTACTACGAAGCGGGCGGGCAGACCGTTTTCCCGTTGTACGACGGTACAAGCGGCTCTCTTACCTCCTCGGAGTTGTTCTACCTTGTCCAAATGGTTCAGGTTGGCAACGGCCAACCGCGTTTGGGCGCCTACATGACCAACGTGACTATCCCGACTGGCTTCTTCGGTCGGTAGTGACTCAACCCGGAGGGCCGTCACCAGCGGCCCTCTGTTAAGGGAGATATGGCAGAACTCAATCCAGTAGTGGACATCCTAACGGCGGCGGAAGCGATTACGGTGACTTCCAGCGCGTACCGTACCGCGATCAGCAAAGAACTGGTCAACAATCCGCAGATCAATTCGGCGCACATCTCCGGGCTAGCTGAAAAGCTCGGGGCGGAAGAAACCGCATTGATTGCGGCGGCGCAAAACCTCAAAACCGCTCTCGAAGCAGCCAGCAAAGAACAGCAATGAGCTACGATCCCAAAGCCAGCTTGCAGCACTATCCGTATTCCATGGCGCAGTTTGGCGTCAATCCGTTCGGGGAAAACCTCTACCGGATTGTGTTCAACGGCACCCGTCGCAGCATGGTAGGCGGATTGTGGTCTTCGGGAAAGATCGGGTACGAATGGCTACAAACCTACGACGCTATCCCGGCGCATAAATGGATTCTCGAAAAGTGGCTATCCGCCTGGGATTTTACGGGCATGAGCCAAGAGCGTTGGGACTTGGAGACACGCGACCCTGTAACCGGGATGCTCTGCATGGGCCTTTATCCGTCACGCGGCGAGTATGAGTTACTCCATGCCTTCGTGGTGACCAGCCCCGGCGATGCCAACATAGGCGAACTCATCCAGCGCGCGGAACGCGCCAAACTGCGAACGCCTCAGCAAGTGGCGCAGCGGGCGAAAGCCGACAACGAAGCCGAAGAGAAGCAGCGGGACGCCAAGCTAGATGGCATGATCCGCGAAAGCCTCCCGGCGTATTTCATGCGGCCTATGGTGGGCGCTCATGCGAAGCGCTCGACCAAGAGTTACCCAATCGAATTAACAGCACATCAGGCAGGGCTACCCACTCGACGCGGCCCCGCTATCCTGCAACCCTAACCAAAGGATTTTATGATTACCGCAACAGAAGCAGCGCGCAGCGTTCAGCAGATGGTCAGAGAAACGAACGGCGGCCGCGAAATGCCCGCTATCCCTGAATTGATCCGGCAAGTGTCGGAACGCAACAAGGTTTACATCTACAACGTGGGACCGTGGGGCAAAGAAGTTTCGATGTCCTCAGATGGACGCTGGTTCATCCCTAAGTGTGAAGAGGGGCAAAAGCACTCGGCCCCGCTCATCGTTCCCGGCGTTGTCATCAGCCCCTATCCAGAGAACGAAAAGAAAATGGGCATTCATCAGGAAGACGGCAGATATTTTGCTCACCAGATCATCGGCGTTGGTCCGATGCGAAGCCCCGCCGAAAACCTGACTCGCTTTGGAATCTTCATTGCAGCGGGCGAGAAGCCCACGGCGCAGGAATTGGCGGAAGCCAACAAGAAACTGACGGAGTATTGTGAATCGCTGGTAAAAGAAGCGCGGCAAGCTCACTCGCAAGGCGCGAAAGCGGCACAGGAAACCATTGGCGAGGAACATAAATGGGCGGCGTCTCGGCTGAACCTAAATGATGAAACGTGGCTCGGCAACTATCAGCCGAAGGGTTTGCAAAAGTGTCCCGCTTGCGCGTCTCCCTGCGACCCGGAGGCTTCCATGTGTGCCACGTGTCAAGCCGTCATCAATCGAACTAAGTTCGATGAACAGGTGAAAGCCGGAATTATCGCGCCTCGTTTCGCTGGTAAGTAAATGCCCATTCTCCCTCCCGTCTCTGGTGCTCCCTACGATCCGGTAACGGTTGCGCTGGACATCGCGCGTCTGAAGCTAAATGATTACGTCATTCCGGGCGGCGAGATGTTCACGAACAACCAGGTGTACTCGCAGACGGCGACTAATGCGGCGTGGCGCATGTTTCAGCGGGATCTCACCAACAAGGGCTACACGCGCACGAAGGGCAAAATCATCATTGAGAACTTGCCTCCGGTTCAATCGCTTGATCCGGCCTCGGAGGTCTCGCTAAGTTGGACGGGCTACAACGATACCGCGAACCTCTGGCCGGATTTGATTCTGCCTCCTGATTTTTTCTCTCCGCTTTATGTGTGCGAACGGCAGACGGGCACAAACACGCCGTTTAGCTTGCCTCTTCAGAACTGCATTGACGGGCTACCGCAGAACCCCAAGCAATCCTTTAACGGCGTTTGGGAGTGGCGGCAAGACGCTATCCGAATGCCTGGGGCGCAGAGCAACGTAGATTTGCAAATTGAATATTTGCAAGGGCTTGCCTCGTTTCAGACTATTGGCCCCGTCTTTTGGTATAACCAGCCCATCCCAATAGTCGATTGCGCCGATGTCTTCGCCTGTTACATCGCGTATCAGATATCGAAACCACGCGGCGACATGGACGCGGATTCGCTCTTGCAAGAGGGGCGCGACGGCGTACAGTTGATTTTCAACCGGGACGTGAAAGCAAAACAGCGCGTATCGACCCGGAGACGTGCATTCAGTTCAGACATTTATCAAAACAACTACTAAGGAGTTTCACCCATGGCTATTACGTTTACTGTGGACTCGTTTCAGAGCACGGATCAAAGCAGCTTTATCGTTGAAGGCGCACTGGCTTTCACCGGGAACTATGTGACGGGCGGCGACACGCTCAATTTTCAGAACGCGGTAGGCGCTCCGGGCCTCGGTGCGGACGCCATCAAGTCGTCTCTGTTGCCGCACTTTGCCGACATCATTGAACGGCCTGTTGCCGGCACCTCGGGGACGGGCTATACGTTCCTCTATTGCGCTGGCACGAATCAGACAAATTGCGCGGTGCAGATTTTCAACGGCACAACGCAGCTAGCGGCGGGCGCTTATCCGGCTGGCATTACGGGCGCTGTGATCCGCGCTCGGTTTGAGTTTCTCGCTTTCCTCTAAATAGATGGCTTTCGGCCCCACTAATTCAGTTGAAGTACCTTTAGAAGTTTTCGGGGGACTCATCACAGAGATGAGCCCTATCGACCTTCAAGACGGCGGCTCTCCTGATAACTCGGATTGTGTTTTTGCTCCCGGCAACGTCTCCAGCCGTCCGGGACTGCAAAAGGTATTCTCGTCTGCATTTGGCGGGAATGTCACGATCACCGGGGCAAAGAGCTACATCGCGCCGGATGGCACAATCTACAATCTGTACTTTGATTCCAGCGGCAAGCTGTACGCGGAAAACCAGACAGCGGCCCCCGGCGTCCGAACGCAGATTTACCAAGTTCCCGCAAGCCATGGCCTCTATATGCGGGCTTGCTCGGCATTCGGGCGGGCCTACATTGCGATCAGCGACGGCAATCTAGGCGCGGATGTGCCCTTGCAGTTCGACGGCACATTCTTGGACCGAATAACGCAGGATGGCCCCGGCGCTCCTCCGACCGTGCGGAGCGTGGCGCTTCCTGCTTCGACCATGGCGGTATCGGCTCCACCGGCTGTTCTTACGGTGGTGGAAGTAGACCCAGCGGGCGGGCCTCCGGGCGGTCCTTATACGACGGTCAACATTTTCGTTTCCTCCACTGGTAGCGCGTTGGTGGGTGGCACAGCCATTATCGCGGGCAACTCCTCTATAAACGGCTCATTCACTATTTTGGAGGTTTACCCGGGCGTAGGCGGCGGCAATGGCTTGATTGTGGGCGCGGCCTCGCTTCCCATTGGCACAGTCTTTGGGCTCGGTGGAACTTGCACCCTCGGCAGCGGCTCCACGATGGTGCGGGCGGCCAACACGGTAACGGTGCAGACCACGGCCCCGCATAACCTCCAAGTGGGGTATCAGGCGCAGATCAGCAACGTTCCAGCATCGGCGGTTGGCGGCGGCATTACGTCAATCGTGGTGAATAATGAGGCTACTCCCGGCGTAGCGACGATCACCACGGCTTCAGTTCATGGCCTCGTGCCTGGTGCATTCGTTACCATCAACGGCGTCTCTGGCGTTTCGGTGGGCGGTGGCATCAGCACGTTATCGCGGCAGGGTGGCATTGTCACGGCTCAGACGGTATCGGCGCATGGCTTGGCCCCCGGCTCGGCGGTTACCATCGCGGGCGCCAGCGTTTCGAGTTTCAATACTTCGACGGCCGTAGTGACCATTCCGGGCCCCAATCAGTTCACCTACTATCAGACGGATTCAGACGCCACGGCGACGGGCGGCACGGTAACGCTTGACTGGCCGATTTTAGACACTGCCACGCCTAGCTATTTCGAGGTACAAAGCGCACCCACGGCCAATAAGTTCACGGTGGCTCTGAATTACTCAGATGGCACGTGGACGAGCGGCGCGGTTTCTTTCGCATGGGCGGGCAGCTTCTTTGTAGCCAGCGTCCCGAACGCGAACACGTTCACCTATCAGCAGTACGGGCCGGACGCAACTACGGCGGCGGTGGGCACGGTGACGCCTTACGGTTTGGCGGCCCCCGGCAAACATCAATTGCGGCTTTCGTTTCTGACTCGGCAGGGCTATCAGACAAAACCAAGTCCTCCGGTGACATTTGAAGCAAACGGCGGGCAATATATAAGCGTTTCTAATGTTGCGATTGGTCCGCCGAACGTGGTGGCGCGCATTCTGGAGTTTACGGGCGCGGAAGGGTCGGTTTGGTACTACATTCCCGTTCCGGCGCAGTCGAATGGGCAGCAAGTTTCGACGGCTACCCAGATCAATGACAACACTTCGACGGCGGCGATCCTCGACTTCTCAGACAATACGCTTTTCAACTCGATTTCGACCAGCATTCCGGGCAACAATACGGCCAACCAGCGCGTTTTAGATGGCGCCCTCTCGTTTTCGTACTACAATCAGCGTCTTATCGCCTTTGGGCAGCGGAACAACGTTCAGGGCTTGCTCAACATGGGTTTTGAGGGTGGCGCGCTGCCAACATCTCCAACGATCCCGACTGGCTGGGATTTGAAGTCAGGCGGCGGGGCGCTTTCGAGCAGCACACGAAGCGCGGCTCAATGGTCAATGACGGCCTCAGGCACGGTGAGCACCACTACCAGCTTTGGCGAGATTTCGCAGAGTTTCTATCAGGATGCCTACGGCGCACCATTGGCCGCGGCGAACACCCTCTATAAGTTCCGCTGCTTTGTCTCATGTAGCGCGACGGATACCCACTACCAACTAACGGCGAAGATCAGCAGTTTCTCGGCTGGCTTTGTGGCTTTCGCTGGTATTCCGGGCTCGGCCATTACGACGAACGGCGGATGGGTGGAAGCGGTTTTCAGCGCGAAAACCCCGGCGACGATTCCCGCCGATTTGACCTTTGATGTCTACTTGGCCGCTATTCCTGGCATAGCAACGCCTTTGACGGTGAACGTAGATGAGATGAGTGTGATTTACGCGGCTCAACCGACACTAGATCAAATCGCTTATGCATCCTATGTGGGCAATCCCGAGGCATTTGACGGCGTAACGGGCAAGTTTGGCCCCGTCAACGATCAGCGGAAAATTATGGGCATGGCGATTCTCCGAGATTCGCTTTGCATGTTGACGCAAGATCCGGCCGGCCGATTGCACGAGACGAACGCGAACGGTGTTACGGAGCCTTCCGGCTGGACTGTGAATGAGATTGCTTCCAATTGCGGGGCGGTTTCGGCCAATGGCATCACGCAATCACAGAGCGACGATTCCAGCGCCTCTGGCGGCGAGGAATGGTTTGCATGGGCGTCTTGGAGTGGCGCTCAGTTCTTCGCGGGCGATCAGCCATGGTTACTCACGCAAGAAATCACGCCGAACTGGAATCAGATCAACCCAGCGGCTTACCGGACCATCTGGGCGCTCAATGATCCGCGCGCGCGGTGCATGTATTTTGGCTTGCCGACTGGCACGGCGACGGCCCCCGATGTCATTTACTATCTGAACTATCAGGAATTGCAGGGCTCCGAAATTGCCAACAGCGGGCCTATCAAAATCGGCATGAGCGGCAAGCTCTTGACTACGGACAAAACGCGCAAATGGTCACCTTGGCAACTCTCCATGAACGGCGCGGCCTTGATGTATCAAGGCTCGACGGCTTCATTGCAGAGCACGTTTTTCGCCGGGAATGGTGTCACTCCGGGCGCGTCAACAGCCAACGCTTTCGGCAATCTGTACGTGTTGAATCCAGCCTATCTCACAGACGATGATTACGGCCTGATCTCGCCCTACTACACCACTTATTTTTTCGTGAGCAGAGAGCAAGAGCAGGGTTTACAGCTTGGCAGTCATCGCAAGGTAGTCACCTATCTTCAGGCGTTTGTTGCTGGCATCGGCAACCTGACAATATCGGCCTATCCCGACGCATTGAGCAACCAATGGCCGCTTCAATGCGTCCGGGCGGCGATTCAGAACCCCACGCATGATTTGGAGTGGGGCGGCGGCAACGCGCAAGGCGGGCGCATCGCGTTCAAGTTTACCTCGTCTCCTAGCTCGGGGACGAATAACAGTTTTCAGCTTTCTAAGGTAGTTGTGGCCCTTCGGCCCGCTACCCGGATGCCCGTCAGGGGTTCGTTATGAGTCAGCAATCCTCTCAGGTTCGTGACATCGCCTGGCTGAAGAATCTCAAACTTGAGGGCGCTCCTGACTTTGGGACGCGCTTGCATGGCCTTCTTTCGGACATGCTCCGAGGGCAAGATAATCTGGCGATGCAGAGCAACGGCAACACGCAAGGGCAACCAGCGGCCCCGCCTCCCATCAACGGCTTGAAAGTGACCGGACAGAACGGGCATTTTCACATAGCGATCACCGATCAGAACCCCATCTATCGCGGGATCAAGTATTACGCAGAATATTCCACCACGCCGAATTTTCAGAACCCGCAAGCTATCCACATGGGCGATAGCCGAAACCATTCAATCTTTCTCGGCAACGGCACTTACTATTGGCGGGCATACAGCGCGTATGCGGCTAGTCCTGCTTCTCAGGCGTCGTATCACGGTGGAGCACAGCCACAGGCTGTAAGCGGCGGCGGATCAATTGGCGGTCCAGCGTTTCTTCCGGCTCAGGGGACGGGGACGGGCGCACCGGGGCAGGGGCTTCATGGGCCTGGGCCTGTGCCGTTCCGTTCCGATAACGGGGTGCCTCCTCCGCGCTCTTGACCTCATAAAAACCAATCGGGCGAGGCGGCATATGAAAAATCTCAAACCCCATTGCTTTCAAGGCTTTTTCCGCATCGTCTCTTTTCTTGATTGCCTCGGCTAAAACATCATCAATCAGCCTCATACCTCAAGTCTAATGCACCTTCGACCCCTCCGCGATTCCGATATTCCAGTGCTCCGCGAAATGCACGCGGCGAGTGGGTACGCCTACGACTTCCCAGACCTCAACGGCGGCATGTTCGAGGCTTGCGCGGTGGTGGTGGACGAGCAAGACAAGCCGATCATGGCGGCGGCGGCGGAGCGGATATTGCAGCTTTACCTATTCGGCGGCGAGGGCAACCCAGCGGTAAAGCTGGCGGCGGTGCGGATGCTGCATGATGGCTTGCGGCCAACACTGAGGCAGCGCGGGTATCAGGAAGCGAATGCTTTTCTGCCTCCGCAGATTTGCAAGCGATTTGGGCGGCGATTGAAGCAAATATTCAGTTGGGTTGAAAATTGGCCCAGCTTTTCAGTAAGGATCTAACACTATGGCGCGAGGCAGTTCACAAGCAACGGGCGCAGCTACCAGCGCCCAAAACCTGAGCAACCAATCGGCGGGGCAGGCGCATGACCTTTACGGCTTCCTGGCTCCGCAACTGGAGCAACAGGCGGCGAACCCAACGGGCTACAGTCCTACCGACATGGCGGCGATGGACACCGCGGCGCAGGAAGGCGCGGGCGGCTCGATGGCCGGCGCCGTGGGTGAAGGCGCACTCCACAACGAACGCACGAAAAATGCCGGCGGGGCGGATGCGGCCATTGCGGAGAGTGCGCGAGACTCAGCGGCGGGCGCGGCCAAAGGTGCATTGGCGTCTCGCTTCGCCAACGCGAACCTGAAGCAAGAAAATCGGCGTTCCGCCCTCGGCGGCCTGGGCAGCTTGCTAGGCATGGCGACGGGCAACGCCACGAACGCGCTAGGCATCGTGCCCAACGCAGTGAACGCCAACACCAACGCTAAGGCTCAATCGTGGGATTGGGCGAAATACTTGCTTGATCCGGCTATGGCGGCTGGTGGGCAAGCGGGCGCGGCTTATTTGGCGGGGTAAATCATGATCGCACCAATTCAACAGAACCCGATTCTTGACGAGATCGACCAAGCGCACCAAAACGCCTTTGCTGGTTTGAGCAGTCCCGCGAAACAAGCCTTGATGCAAGTCGGGGCGCATCCCGACAGTGAAGGCGTAGGCATGACGGGCGCCACCGGAGCGGCTCCGGTGGCGCACCCTAGCGCAATTCCGGCCATGCAGCCGCCAAACCTCCAAGGTGGCGAAATGCAAATGCCGACCGGGAACGAAGTTCAGTCGCCGTCAATGGCGGGTATTCCTGGCAAACCCGAAACGCCTCAAGCCAGCGAATTGCATCGGCTTCAATCAACGGGCAGCGGCGTTAGCCAAGTGCTCCACGGAAACCACAACCCACTATTGAAGGGCTTGGCGGTGGCGGGAGATATCGCTTCGAGCTTCTTTCCCAACATAGGCATGTTGACGCCTGGCACCACGTTGCACCATCAGCTTTTGGTCAGTGGACAGCGGCGGGCGGTGGGTGACGAACAAGCGGCGGCGACGGCTGATTTGACGCAACAGCAACAACGGGCGGCCACGGCGCACACGCAAGCGCAGACGGCCCAACTCAATCAGCCCGTTGAGGAAGACCCGGAGACGCAAGCATTCAAGCACTTTACGGGACAGGGCATGGACCCCGCCAGCGCCTACGGAAAAATCATTGAACTGAAGAACGGCGGCAAGGTGGCGAAAGAAGGCAATCCCGAATTGCAAGCCTATGACGCCTTACTGAAAAAAGGGATTGATCCGGTAGAAGCTCTCCACCAAGTCAAGGCGGCGGGGCAAGCGGAGAAACCCGAACAAGCCGACGCGCGGTATGAGGGCATTTTGGCGAAACAGCTTCAGGGCCAAAAACTGACGCCGGAAGAGACGGCACAGAAACAGGCTTACGAGCGGCGAAAGCTACTCGTTCCATCGGCCCAAAACACCTTCAGAATCGAAAACTCTGGCACGAAGCAGGACACGGCCACTAGGGGCGCGGCGTTCAAGGTCTATCAGCCCGCGCTCGACAGTGCGGAGCGGTTCAACGTGATGGCGAAAAACTACGAAGACGCCATTAAAAACCACGATCAGCAAGCCATGCTTTCGCTTTTGGCAAACCATCTTGGCATGACGATGGGGTTGCAAAAGGGCGCGCGCATGACGAAAGACATTATTCAGCAAGCCGAACATTCCCGGCCCTGGCTCCAAGGGCTGAAAGCTCGATTCAGCGATGACGGGATTCTTTCGGGCGTCACCCTGACGCCGGAGCAGATGCGGCAAATGGTCAATCTCGGCCGGGAACGGTTCGCGGAAGACATCAGCAAATCCGGCAATGAGGCAAAGTACCTCGGCGCGAACGATGGCGGCCCGGAGCGAACGCCTAACCGATCCGTGATTAACCATTACATCGCCCTTGCCGGTGGCGATGCGGCGAAAGCAAAAGATTTGGCGGCGCGTGACGGCTGGACGGTGAAATAATGCCCGAAAAAGATCCTTGGGAAGAAGCAGCGAAGCAGTTTAAGCCGGCTGGCGGTGCGACGGCCGCGGCCCCCGCTAACGACGATTGGAAGGTTTGGCAGCAGAATGACAAGCCAAAGACCGAAGATCAAGGCGTCCTGACGGGCATCTATAACAACACGCTGAAACCGTTTGTGGACATGTACCACGGCGCACAGGCGAAAGCGGACGCCAGCGAACGCGAAGAACAAGGCATGTCTTTGCCGGATAAGTTGGCGCATCGGTTCAAGGAATCGGTTGGGCCTGCTATCTCGGCTTCAATGCCAGCTATCCAAATAGCGCAATCACAAGTCCCAATGTTTCAAAAAGCAGCGGGTGCTTTGACGGCTCCCAATAAAACCATGGGCCAACGGGCGGCGGGGGCTATCGGGTATGGTTTGGCGGGCCTCATGCCTGGCACTGGCCCAATGATGGCGCAAGCTGGCGAAACCGGGGCGACTCGGCCCAATGAAGGATTGGGCGAAGGCATCGGCGGCCTGATTACTACGTTTTTGCCGGAAATGGCGGGCGCGGCGGCGGGGAAACTTGCGCCGGGGCTGGCAGAGACGGCCATGGGCATCGGCGCAAAACAGCGCGGCTTTGGGCGCACCAGCGGCAAAGCGATCCTGAACGAGACGCGGGGCATTCAGCCGGAAACCATCGCGGAGAGTGGCCGCGAACGTATCGGCATGTTAACGCCGGAATTAGAGCGGATTGTTCAAAATGCTCCGGGCATGGCGGATCTTACACCAGCGCGAAAGATTATTGACCAGCACATGCAGCAAGCGGCGAAACAGAACGCCACTAGCATTCATTCGCAACTTGAGCCGATGATGGATCACTTAACAAAGGACCAGTTCGCGCCTACGCCAGCGGCCCCTACTCCGGTAAAGCCAAACCTAAGCCCTACGCATATGGCTTTAGCCGATCAAACACTACAGAATTTTGGGACCGGGGCGCAAGGCATTACACGCGATCTAAACCCGCGTTTTAATTCCAGAAACGGAACTACGGTAAATCTTGTGGCGCGAGATGCAAGAGGAACGCCGATAGGGTACCTCAAATATGCAGCCGACCCGCAAACCGGGACAATTCTGCAAACTCGGCCGCTTGAAGTTTACGTTGATCCTTCTTTTCGTAGGGCTGGAGTCGCTAGCGATCTATTTTCAGAGGCTCAATCTTTAGGCCATGACGTTTTAGGGGCGGCTCAAACTACCAACAAAACACCTTTGGGCGCTTCGTTTGTAAACGGGGTAAACGCCAAGGCTCATAGTTCAATCGCGCCTCCGCAGATCCCCCAAATGGTTTCACCCTCCCAACTCCTCGACCTCAAGCGCGGTTTTGGGCAGGAGCACGCGCAATGGAATCCCGACATCCACAAAGCGGTAAACTCCACCGGCAAACGTGCCTACGGCGCTCTCGATAAAGAGCTTGACCGGACGGTACCGGAAGCGGCCCCACTCAATCAGCGAATTTCAAGCCTCATTCCGGCTGTTCAGCGGGCGGAAGCCGTCGCAAGAATGGCCGATATGCCACAGCGCGTGATGCAGCGTTTTGGCGCTCGGACGGGCGCATTGGCCTCTATGATCGGTGGCGCTCACTTCGGCGGATTGCCGGGGGCGGTTGCTGGCTTGGTGTTGCCTGAGTTGATGGCCGATCCAGCCGCACAGATGATTGCAGCGCGGACCATGCACGGAATTTCAAAGATTCCCGGCAAGGGCATCGCGGCAGCTTCGTTAGTGAAAAAGGCAAAGAACGATAACGACGAGACAAGCCAGTAAGTACTTGGCACTCGTCCATGGGAACCGTCTTTCGTGATAGGCTTCCACCCCCGCGAAAACGACCATAAGCGCGCCGACCAGCCCCGCTCCTAAAGCCAAAAACTCCACATCTCAGATTACCAAAGGACGCCATGCGTAAACTATTGCTGTTTCTGGCACTCACCGTGCCTCTTTTTGCCCAATACACGCGAGTTGACCCAACTCCGGTATTTACAACGCGGGGGAACGTCGCGCCTCCCGCTCTGCCAACCTTGCTAGGCGTCCCCTACGCTCAAATCAGCGTTTGCGCGTTTCCGGCGAACGGCGTACCCTGTACGAATTACGCTACGACCTACAGCGGCCCAGCGGGATCGGCTTGCCCGAGCAATCAGCAAGTTGTCTTGCAGGGAACGAACTCATGCGGCGGAACTACCGATGCTTTGGGGAACTTCGGCTTTTGGGTGGCACCGGGGGCGACCTACACCTATACCGTGACCAGCCGGGGCACGACGGCGGGGCCGTTCTACTTCACGGTGGGATCGGCTTCGACGGGCGGGGTGACGACGCCAGCCTTTACGGGCGTGGCCTATGCGACCACTTCCAGCCCCACGTTGACATCGGCAAGCGCAAGCCAGATCAAAGCGCAACTCGGCACGGTGGCGGCCAATCAATTCCTGGCGGGGCCGACCAGCGGTTCGCCAGCGGCTTCAGACTTTCGCAGCATCGGCAATTCGGACATTGCTACTCCGGTAGCGTCGATTGTCAACGGGCTCGGTGTGGCGTTCACTGCCACCGCGAACGTGTTTACAAATTTGAATGACTTCGGCGCCGGCGCTTTGGCGATCCCTTCAAACGGCGGCGTGTCGGATACCGCGGCGAGGCACCTTCAGTACAACTCGGTTTTCACCACGTTGGAGCTTGGCATCGGCGGCGGCTCTCCGTATTCAGACCGATTCCCCTATATCCCTTCCTCGTTCAGCGTCCCGACAGCGGGGCATTGCGTGGCTTGGGGGGCGTTTTACCAGCTAACGGACACCGGGGCGGCCTGCGGCAGCGGCAGCGGGGTTACCCTTTCGAGCCCCAATCAGAGCGTTGCCATTGGCAGCAGTGGACCGGGAAATTACACGCTCGACGTGCAAACAGGCCCAACCGGGGGCATGGCCTGCGGTACCGGGGCAGTCGGGCCGTATTGTGACATCGTTCCCGCAGTCGTCACTCTGCGGGCAAACAACTACACCGGAGCCAACAAAATAACTGGCGCGTGGGAGTTTTCTCAGGCGCGCGCATCGGCCACCACCTTCGCAACAATTTCGGCCGCTTGCAGTAGCACGACTGAAGGAATGCTCTTGGGTATCACCGACAGCAATACGGCCACCTGGGGAGCGACCATCGCGGGCGGCGGCACAAATCACGTTTTAGGCTACTGCGACGGAACAAACCTCACTGTGATGGGCAAATAATGAAACTCGCAATTCTCCTACTTCTCTCCACCGGGGCCGTTTTCGGCAACACCTGCGCGGCCTGGAATCAAGCGGCCCAGACGGACGCGCATGGCGCTCCACTCTTTCCGGCCATCGTCAACGGCTTGGATGGCGTCACGACGGGCGGGGCTGGCATCCTGCCCGATGCCTACAGCGTTCGCGTGGTTTGGTCGGCAGACGTGCTTTCGAGTCAGCAGCGCGTCAAATACGCGACGGCGGCAGAGTGGGCAAGCAATCCCGGCGTGTATCCGCATCAGTTTTCGGGTAGCTCGGAAACAATCTCTAACGTGGCGTGGCCTCAGGCAATTTCGTTTTCTGGCCTCACGGCTTCCACCAGCTACCACTTTCAGCCGCAGAGCTTTGACGGCTCCACGTGGTGTACGAATCTTGACCTTGTGGCGACGACTGCGGCGGCTCCTGGTATTGTCTACCCTGTCCCTCCCGCCACAGTGACCAACACCAGCAGCGCGGGCTTGACGTTCATTCGGACTCGCACCGTGGGCGTTTCTACTGGTTGCACCGGTGCGAACAATGCGGCGGCGTTACAGGCTTGCATTGGCTCCCAGCAACCGGGAGACAAAATCATTATTCAGCACAATGTTTTGTACGGAACGGGCGGCAGTTTTCAGTTTCCCGACAACCCGCTTGCTAAACCGTTCACTGCGAACCTGGCACCAAACTATTTCACGTGCGCGGGTTGCACGTCATGGTCGAATTGGGCAAGCGGACCATATGTCGCCGTGGGCGCATACTACCCTCTGCCTACAGGATTGAGTAATTCCTATATCTACAAAGTCATCAACGTGGGCAGCAACGGGCCGGGGACGTTCAACCTTTCCGAAGACGGCGTGAATGCCTTGGCGGTCTCGGACGTTGGCGTAGGGCAATTGTTGATTGCTCGGTATCCCGACGATTTGACAGACACAACCGGAAACCCGATCACCGTTGTGACCACAGATGGCCTTCTTCCGCCTGACGGTGTGCGGTTGGATTCGTCCTATGATTCGCAGCTTGCCATCATCCAAAAGCAGGGCACGCCGGGGCAAGCTCTCAACAATTGCGGAAGCGCTCCCCCTGACACTTGCGCCGTGATTGAGTTGGGCGTCTTGTCCAGCAACATTCACTTTTTGGGGATCAAGTCAACCACGAACGATATCACTGTGGCGGGCGAAACCGTCCCGAACTATTTCAATGTCGGCATAACGGGCGGTTTGCTCCGCGTCAAGCAATACAATTATGGAATTGTGTTTGACCGAGTGCGGGTGACTTCCGCACCGTCGCCTAACTCGATTGATACCGCCGTTTCGCATGGCGGTCCCAACGGCGCGTTTATCAATTCGATCATCGATCCTTCGTATGTGAGCAACATCGGGCGGTTTCTGCCAGCCTCAAGCGCATCGAGCAACACCCTGACGCTGAACGGCGCAGCAGGACAAGCGGGCGCGTATTCGTATCCTGGGACGGGCGGCGTCCCTGCTGTCTGCTACGTGGCGACGGCGAAAACGTTGACCATCACCGGATCGGGTAATTTCATCGTTTACTTGGACCCTGCCAACTCGTGCAACTTGGTGGCACAGCTTCAAACGGGTATGAGTGCAACGGGCGCGGGCTTCACGGTAACGACGGCGGCAACGCCTACGTTTCCAGTCTCCGCGAATGGCCGCTATACCGTCCTGCCTGTTGGCAGCGGCTCGGTGAGCGGCGGCGTGGTTTCGTTCGCGGACTATTTTCAGGGAGAGGCGGGCGGTATCCCGCTACTTTTCACAGGCAATCAAGGCCCGATCTTGATTGAAAACAACTCTATCAAATGGCGCGATATCGGCTTATTCGCCGATGTGGACGGACAGGCAAAATGCGGGTCGGGATGCCAGCCTTTGAGCGGCGGCGTCAAAGACGCCACGATTCGGCGAAATACCGTTCAATTCGACCGCCACTATTACGCCAAGGATGCCTCATGGACGGGGTGGGGCAGCATCTCTCACACCGGACCTATCGAAACCAAAGGCTGTTGGCGGTGTTTGGTGACGGGGAATGTTTTTGATGTCATCCCGTCCAATTTCAGCATTGGAATGTGCATCGAGCACACGAACCTTAACGTTACGTGGCCGTCTGCCTATCCAAATCAAAGCTGGAACCGCGACGTGGAGGACAAGTTCAACACCTGTATCAATGGCAACTTAGGATTTTATTTTAGTGGCAATTACGGTTTGAATAGCTATGGCGCGGAAACCTACTCCCCGGTAAACAAAACATTCTGGGTGCATGACAATCTGATCGTGTCGAATTGGTTTTATTCGGAGTACAGCCCGCAAGCATCGGCGACGTATTCACAACCCGGCGGAGGAAGTTTCGTCAACAATTCGGCGGTAAATCAGAACATGCTCTTTGAGCACAACACCGACCTTGCAAGGGCCGGGAACACTGGCTCATGGCTCAATTTCTCTATCCCCGCCGGCGCGATCACTGCGCGGAATAACCTCATGACCTATTTGGGCCAGATCCATTTCATCAACTCTGGCGGCGGCGGCCTTGAGTGCGGCGGCACTACTGAAATCAACGTGGTGACGTGTCCGGCCAACGCCGATTGGTCGGTGACGTCCAACTATGCGCTACCCACATACGGGACCAACGGCGGCGATCCCACGGCGCTCATTGAGCTTCAACCGGGATCAGCAGCGGGGCAGATCGGCGCGTACCAAGCTCTCTGGCCGGGGAACACGGTAAACATGATTGCTGGCTCCACGACGCCACTGAGCAGCAGGACGGCGGCAGTTGCTTGGTACAACCCCACGACGCCGGGGAACTTCTACGCGCCGTTTACCAGCGATACGCGTTTGAAGTGGAGCTCGCCCTACGTGAGCGGTAATCACTTAGCTACCGATGGCTTGAACATTGGGGCGGATATTGAAGCCTTGAACAGTGAGCAAGGTGCGGTCCAAAACGTTCACAGCTACTCGTCAACGGCGACGAGCACCAATATCGCCTTCGTCGCGCCGGATAGCTTTGGGTGTGCCGTGGACTGGAGTACCGCGGCGTTCAATGGAAGTAACACGTGGACGAGGGTGAGCAATGCAGGAGGGAAGCGGCCGCAAACTGTCGCCCTTTCGGGTTTGCCATCTCACGGCCTTGTGTATGTGCGCGTGAATTGCGCCACGGTTCAGCCTACCTTGACGGTACAATTACCTTAAAGTAAATTGCCGTCAAGTAGGTACCCAGCAAAGCACCGATCACAAAAACCACCAAAAACGGCCCAGCGACAAATTTGCTTGCTGGGCATCATCACCGAGCCAGTACCCTTGAGTTCAACCCACTGCCCGACTTGGCACGTGTAAGCTCTTCCTTCTTTGGACACTAACACGGTTGATTGAGCGGGGCACGTCACGCCTGTTAGGGTATCGCTCATTTCTTCGGCGCTTTCCCCGCAGCGCATTCGGCCAATCGACGATCTACCTCACGACCGAATACTTCGTCGGGAAGTCCTTGTGCCAAAGCCGCCATGCACTGTGGGGTGATAATGCGCGACTCATCAAGGCACTTTGCGGCACTCTTGACCGCAAGTTCTAATAGCTTCTCTCTCATCCTCTCTCCTCCTTGAACTTTTCGGCCTCAAGCCGATGTAGTCTTTCGGATAAATCGGCTACCCATACCGGACTCAGCCTTTCCAGTTCTTCCAGCCTCCGGGCATGATCTGCATTCGTCTGATACTGATTGAGTGCGAATTGGTCTAACGACTGTTCGCGCTCTTCTTTTTTATTGAAGAGTAGGCACAAAAACCAGCCCGAGCAAAATCCGCCTAACAAGACCAGAAATATCCCCATCAAGCCTTTTCCTTCCTAAACTCACCCCTCGCCATAACAGCCACCAGCAACCCCAATCCAGCCAGCGCCCATGTAGACGGCTCTGGCGACTTCGCCAAAAAGATATTCCCGGCAACCGACGAATAAGCGGTAGGTGTGGCGATGCCTAATTCGGACGTCACCCCGCTATAGTTCGTTCCACAGACGCGGGTGGGATTGGTCAGAAACCGCACCGCAGCAGTCGTGTTGAGGCACGTTGCATCGCCCCTGAACGACGTATCCGGAACGCTTGTGTGGTAGGCGAAGAAATCATACGCCGTGATCTTTCCGTCTATGACGGTCCAGATGTTATCAGCGCGGCAAACCAGCCGATGGGCGCACGAAATCATTTTCCCTGGCTAGTGCGTACATTACCCGATCTACGGCCCGCCGCATTTGCCCCTCTTTCCAATCTGGCTCCCTGACCGCCAGTGAAACCGCTTGCCGGAAATCTTCTATTCCCACCGCGTCACGAAGCCAGCCGTAACGCATCGTAGCGATTCGGAAAGCCGCTCCATAGTTCGGATGAGGGTCTAGATTCATATAAATTTTAGGACCATTGGATTCTGTTCAGCCATGCCCGACAGCGCATCACGGCGATCATCGGCGGCGTTTCGGTCATTTGGCATCTCTTCCTATTACGGCCTCTCGCCGCTGGTCTCGGGCTTCTTGGCAAACCATTTGCCGTTTGTTGCATCAAACGCAGGGATCAGCTTGCATCGTTGATCGGTAGCCGATCCGTCTGCAAGGTAGATGATGCCGAGGAACTCACGGCACCTCCTCCGAACCTGGGACAGACTGCAAGTAGTGCGGTATCTCATGCACCTGCACAATTCGCCGCCCAATTCTCTTTCTTTTCGCTCTATTAGTCATACATTTCCTTTTTCTCAGTCTCAATCAAGCGGCATTTCAGCCGCAAATGTGCCGCGCGCTTCGCGGAGTGCCGCCCACACTGACAACGTGGCTCAGCCGGCTTTCGCCCCGCACCAGGGCGTTTACCGCCCCAGGCGAGTTTGGCCGCTTCGATCACCGCGCGGGCTTTGGCGATCTGAGCGGGGGTGGGAGGTCTTATGTAAATTGTTGCCGCCATTAGCAGACCGCCTTGCTCGGATGCAGCTTCTTGGGGACAAACACGACCACATTTGCCGGGGTGCCCATCTCGTTGCGGGCTTTAGAGCGGGTGTCCCAGAAATCGGTAGCCGTTCCGTAGATGGGTTGGCCGTCTTTGTCGTCGATCAGGCCATCTGTGGTGTACGTTGCTCCGCGATTGATAGCGCCGAGCGTATGCCGCACGATTGCCAATGCTTCTTTCTTGTTGCTTGCCTTGCGGGTCGTGCCGTTGGTCATGCTGATTGTGTATGTCATTTCGTTAGCTCCTTGCTACATCTTGATTATGTAGCAACTCCAGAATCATGTCAACATGATTTTTGCAGTATCCGAAGAATTTTAAAGAAAAGGCGAAAGTGCCAATCGAAAGCAGCGCGCACAAAAGCCTTCAAAATCCTTCGAAGCACTTCAAATCCTCAACAAAATCAACCACTTACCAGTGCGCACCAAGGCACCGAATCATCCCAATTCTTCAGCGCCAAGCCTCACCTACCGCCTTCATGTATTCGTAAAAAAGTCCACCAGCTTCTGCATGAAATCAGCCTTGGGGTCGACCGCCCGATATTCGACAATCCGGAACTCATCGTCTGCCAGCCCAGTGTTGGCTGCTTCATCGCCCAGTGCAATCTCGGCATCTTCCCGATCCAAGTAAATCGTGAAGTCGGTCTCATCGGTGCAAGTGGTTAGCCCTTCCGGCCCCAATACCGCGAACAGGCTCTCAGGTGGACCGTTTTTGGACCGAATCTCGCCGGATTCTAGCTCGACGCCTGTTTTTGGGGTATTTTCTATTCCGCGATATAGGTCTGCAAAACCTTTATTCGGCGGTTCGATTCCGCCCCGCGCCTCCACCCAACTCATTGATAATACGTCAGTAATCTCCATATTCAACAGCTTCGCCAGGGTCGCAATATCGCACCCATTCAACGCCATGCGCTTCGACATAAGCCCTAATTACTTCCTCCCGATATCGTAGTACCCCGCCCAGCTTCGTAGGCGCCGGCCCTTTGCCTTCCGCATTCCACCTGTAAAGTGTGTGCTTTGAGATGTTCAGCCGCTCGGCCGCGTCTTCGATACGCAAAAGTTTCACGCCGCCCGCTCCTGCCTCGCTGGCAAATAAACCGACCCAACCCACCGCGCCAAGGCGTAGGGTATCTTGGCAATCTGTGCTGATGCGGCCTTGCGGGCTTGGGATCGGCTGGAAAAATGCCGTCCGCAACCAAGTCCCGTGGAAAACCAGTCGCCGCCGTTTTTGATTCCTTCCTGCCGCTTTTCTTTTTGGGCTTGGTAATCGCCAAACCACGAACCGCCGCTTTTGTTGCCGACCTCATCCGCGCCATGCCGCCCCTCATGCTTCGAGTTTCCGAAAAACCAAGACGTGTTGCCCGTTCCCGGTGGAGTCTTCACTAATGGCGAATGCTGGCTTTTCCGCCGCCTTGCAAACGGCATAATGGCCGGCACGTCGCCCCACAAGTAAAAGCTGCCGTAATTCCAACTCGCCCGCCCCACCCAAGGCTGTGCGCCTCGTACATTCTCAACCACCATCGGGATATGGCGCCCTGCCGCTTCACACGCCTCTCTTTGGATGCGGAAACAGGCGTCGAATAGCCGCGTTAGGTCTGCAATGGTGCGCGAACCGCTCCAGCTTGCCGGGAAATCATCTTCGCCGCGGAACGCTCTGGCGGCTTGTTTCCCACGCTTCCAGGGCATCGCCATATAGCTGAACTCTTGGCACGGTGGAGACGCTACTATCAGATCAAAATGCCGGAACATGGCGCCATGCAGATCCAAGACGCTCTGCTGGATCAACACGCCGGGATAGAACTGAGTGCCGTAGACATGCCGCTCGATGTCGTAGCCGATCACCTCGTATCCGCAATCCAGCAGCCCTTCGGCCCAGCCGCCTAAACCGCAGAAGAGATCCAACGCTAGGGGCTTCATGCCGCTGCCATCACTTTCCGGCAATCGCCCGCAATCCGAAAGCAATCGTCCACATCAAACAATTGGTTCTGCGGCCCCTGCACATACTGCCCGCGATTCATCACCACCGAATGTGCCGCACACTTCAAGCTGCTGTACTGCGCCAATGGCTCTGTCGAATCGAAACGATACACGCGGTACGTGTGCCGCGCCAGGTCTAGGGTTAGTTTAGGCATTGGCTGTAGTCCCCGCGTTGCATTTTGGGCAGCGTTGCGCGAATCGTCGCCCCTCTTCGTCTTCGGTGGAAACAAATCTATTGCCGCCGCAAATACACGGTGCGCCCTCGCCTACTGTCGCCGCCGCCAGCCCTGCAAAGTCCTTCCGGTTCACCGTCTCGCGCCGGATCTCCTCGAATATGGCGATCACGTCCGGCACTTTCGGATAGAACTGGCAGCATTCGATCAATCGTTGCGCTGCTTCCGAGACTTGCGCCTCTGTGTCCGCGTTGGCCTTGAGCGTGTTGATTAGCTCGATCTCCAAAGCCTCTGTCGGCCTTGGCACCATGTTCAATTTGTTGAATCTCAGTATCGCGGCATTGGCCGCGCTGGTCACACTCATACACTCGCCTCATATCTCTGCCTTGCTCGTCTCGTCGCTTCGTCCTCAACCTTGCCGGGGTCGCTCTTTCTGCGAAGCGTCACCATCCACATGCTCTTTCTCAGGTAGTTCTCCAACTGCGGCACGAATCGCCCATCGGGGTAATTCTCCAGCGTCAAACGCTCTATGGCCGCCCGCCGCTGATCTCCGTCCAACGGGCACCAGACGAAGCGCCAAAGCGCGTACTCCTCCGCTCTGTGCGTGTTCCTTGGCATTCCTATCAGGTCTGCCGCCGCTACCAACTGCACCCAGCTTTCATCCAATTGCGGGCTCAACATCTCGCACCCACCCGATGCAAAATAGTCATGCTCTCCTTTCATCGAACGTCTTTCAGCTTGCTCCAAACGTGCTCTGCTTCAAGCCGCTCAAATACCGCTTGCCGCGCTTTGGCTACACTCTTTCGGTGTCGGCAATTGCGGCACTTCCCGCAAAGGCAAGACGGCTTTCTCCCTCGGCCGCCACGCCTCTGCTTCATCAACCGCGCATAAACTAGCGCGTCTATCATCTGCTGGCACATCGGGCAACAGACTTCTTTCTTTGCTAACCGCTCCTCTGGCTCCATAAGCCCTCAATTGGTGGCCCCTTGGTTGAAATTTGAACCCCCCGGTTCAAAGTAAGGAACTATCTTCTCTTTCGTGTGTGAATTTGAGGCCACCAATTCAAGACTTACTCCATCCGCCCCGCCAGATACGACTCAATCACTTCAATAGTTTCCTTCGCGCTCCAACTAAGCCAGTAGGCGTAACCTTGCTGCGTTAGCCGCGCCTCCCATTGCTTCTGTTCCGGCTCCTGCCTATTCGGCTTCACCTTCTGCTCGATAAACAGGCCGTGGAAGCGTCCCCGCGCCACTGGCAAGCACATGTCGGGGACTCCCGACTTCATCCCCTCAGCCTTGAGCCAGTTCGTCATAGCGAACGTGCGCTTACTGGCGTTGGGTATTGCAAAAAGACACTCAAGCACAGGATTGGCGCTGTACTTGGCCCAATCGAAGACTGCCTTCTGGTCGTCGTGTTCGCTCATAGTGCATTCTGCCCTGTAAACGCCTCAGCTACAAATGCGCCGAAGGCGTCTAGCGTGTACCACGTGCCCGCCTTGAGTTTGCCGTCGCTTCCGTCGCCGATGCCAATCTCGGCGCAGCGCATCTCGGAGCGCTGGTCTTTGACGTTCCACCACGCCAGAGCGATGCAGCCGAACTTTCCGGCCTGGGCCTTGCCATATATCCCAGTGACTACCGCCGCGCTGCTGTCGCCCGTGGCTGAACTCGCGCTGCTGTCGCCCGTGGCTGAACTCGCGCTGCTGTCGCCCGTGGCTAAACTCGCGCTTCTGTCGCCCGTGGCTGAACTCGCGCT